AATGCAGGTCGCCCTCCAAATATCTCAGCTCTCCGAATGACTTGTCTTGATTCTACGAATGTTGTACCTGACCATTGTGTTTCCCATGCATTCCAAACTGTTCCTATGTTATTTTCATTTGCAGCTGTTACTGCATCAAAGTTACCATCAACATTTATAATTAAATCTGGAGCCTGTTCTGTTTCAAACCACTCATCACCACTAGGTGTTAAAGTAATCTTTCCGAGATACTCATAGATTAATGCTGACTGAATATTCTCTGGTCTTGTTGCATATGGTTGAATTATAAAATCTTTTTCTGCATATGGTAATGTTAGTAAGTCACCAGTCTTCTGATAACCTGATACTGTCCTTGCAGCATCTGTTGTAACTTTTTCTACTAACTTAGCAGCCTTCATTACACACTTAGGTCTTAACTCTCTATTTTCCATATCAATAGCAATTTTATAATCTGGGTGTAATACATCACCAACTTTATGTCCAGCAAAGTTATCTACTATGAAACCAGATTTAAATCTGTTCAATCCATTGACATCTGATATTTGTAAACTTTCTGCATCTCTTTCTAATAGATTTAATGAAGTGTAATACTCTAAGTTTTCAATTCTGTTTTGTAGTTTACCAATATCTCTCATGGTAAATCTTTGTGTTTGTTCTCTTGTAACTGTTACATCAGCTGGTGTAAATGTGTAAGCAGGAATATCTATTGTTGCAAGTTTCATTGCATTATCTAATACTGCTGGTAATTGTGGGTCTTCAGCAGGAACACCATCTACAATTTTAAATTCACCATCTGTTCCAATATACAATACAGACCTTCTAGGTAAGTAATGTTCAAAGTCACAAGTTAAAGCATTATTAATTTTTGGTGTATCTATTGCAATAGCACCTGTGCCATCAAATTGTCTGTTTGTAAAGTCAAAGGAACTTGCAGTTGCAGTAATTGTATCTACTGCTGTTAATGTATCAGTTGCTCCAGCAATGTTTTCTGCTGTTGGTCTAAAGTCTAAACAATCTCTTAAAGGAAATAGTCCTGATGGTTTAGGGTCATCTGGGTCAATCTTTGTAGCACTGTATGTTGGTATGTCATCATAATTCATTTGACCACTAATAGAACTATAAGAATCTACACTAAAGAAATCTCCTGTACCATGTGAAAAGAAATCAAATACTACTAGTAATCTACCTAATGGTTTTTCTGCATTAGACTTTCTTACAATTCTTGCAATGTCATAAAAGTTATCTCTTTGTCCTGTGTCTAATGTAAAGTTAGAAGTAATCACTTTACTTCCAGCAGTTACTGTGGATACTGTAGATGTTGCACTTGATGATTCACCTGTAATTGTATCAGAGGTTGTAAAGTCTGTTGCACCAAATCCACCTGTAAGTACATATTGTATTGGACTTGTTGTTGTAATAATTCTTGCAGTTGCACCTGATGATGAACCTGTAATTTTTTCACCTCTAGTAAATGTTCCTGTAACTGTTCCCAATGTTAATGTTGGAGCAGTCGCATCTGAACTTGTACTCTCTGAATCAAATACTGCTTGTAACCTAAATGCATCTGCACGACCTAAAGATATTTCTTTGTCTGTTGCTCTACATCCATATGCACCATCTGCATCATCTGTTACTACTTTAACTTGTTTAGATAAATTTGTTGTTTTAGTTTTTGATGCAACACTTGACTTAACGATTGTTGCTATAACTTTTACTTTAGCTGCATTACCTAAAATTGTATTATCTGTAATTGTAATACTTGATGTACCTGTACCAGATATCTTACCAGAAATAGGTACTAAATCTCCTTGTACACCACTACCATCTCCAGCAGTTAATATAGACATTACATAATCTACTTCAGCAAATCCACCAAAGACTTCATTGCTTCCAGCACTTAATGATATTACACCAGAACTGTTTGATGTAGCAACAAACTGTCTTCTAATTGTATATGATGTATCACTAGTATTATTATTTGAATCTGTTAATAAAGTTTTAACTACAGCTTTAGGTAGTTTATATATTGCAACATTTTTTTCTGGTGATACCAATACTGCTTCTCTAATAGGTTCAATACCTAATTCAGTAGTACCATCTTCTTCTAGTAAAATGTTATCGTTTGCATTTGCAAGACTAGCATCTGTAGCATTCAATGCAATTAAATCTGTATCTCTTACTTTAGATAATTCTATATCTGCTGTAAAATCTTGACCACTATCGGCATCATCCATAAACATTTGTCTTGTTTCTGAAAATGCTTTTGTAGTGACTAAAGTAACTGTTAAATCTGTGTTACCTGAATTTTCTATAAGTCCACTTGTTTCAGCTGAATCTGATGCAATTAATTTTTCACCAGAATTAAATTGACCAACAACATTTGTTAAACGAACTCTATGGCCTTCAGCATTACTTGTATCTATATCAAAAAGTAAACCTGTTGCACCAGAAGTATTACCTGTTATTTTTACACCTGTTGAATGTGTTGCAGTTAATAATGGACTTGGTGTATCACTTAAAGTTAAAACTGTAAATGTACGAATGTCAAATAAATGTGCTTTGTAAACAGCATCTGTATTACCAGATACACCTGAATCATATTCTAATGCTCTTACACGAGCAACACCTACAGGTTCTTCTGTAGATACTGTTCCTCTAGTAACTGTTGCACCAGAAAATAATTTAACTTGTTTGTATGGTGTTGTTTCACCACTTACACTACCAATGTCTGGTGTGTTATATAAGTTTGTAATTCTAACAAAGTTACCTAACTCTAAGTTAGTAACTCCAGCATTAATTGTTTTAACATCTCTTGCTTTATTTAAATCTTTAAATGTTGTTCCTAAAGTTTCAAATTCATATCCTCTAACATATGCTTTACCAGCAGAACATGATAGTGCAAGTAAATCTTCTGAAGCAGTTCCACCATCATCTGTAGGATTACCAGATGTGTATATACCTGTGAAATTTTTACCCTCTACTGTGTTAGTTATACTTTCTCTTACATTAAATGTAAATGGTCTAACTGTATAGTCACCTGATTCATCATGTGTTCTTCTTGCAAGTACATCTCCTAGTACTGAATATTCTGTTGCTCTTGCTTTAGAAACTAAAGTACCACTATCTATTCTCATCATTTCTATAAACTTAGAATCTTCTGTAGATGTTGTTGAGAGTTTAGCAAGTGTTAAACTAATTTTTAATCTGTGTGCTCCTTTAGCAGCATAGTTAGATGAACCTCTAGAGTTATCTGTAAGTGAACTATCTACTTCTGGTGTTACTAATGTTTCTGTAATTGTTAAACCAATTCTTGCACTTTCTGTTACAGAGTTTGAACTTAGTAATAGTGTTTGTCTGTTTACTTTTACAAATTGTCCTCTGATATAAATGACACCATCTTCTATGGTTGCCGCAGAACCTGTTTGAGATGCATCTGTAGCAAATGTAGTTGCCGATGCCACACCACTTGCATATCCTGTAGTATGTGTAATTGCTTTATCAGCAGTTATGTTTTCACCATCACTAAAAGTTGTTGATGAATTATCTGAACCTGTTTTATAATAGTTAAGATATAGTATAGGTTGTGTTGTTGCAGTTGCAGCTTGATATCCTGTAACATATGCTTTAACACCAGATGTTACTCCTGTAACTGTTACAGGATTTGTTGAATCAAAAAATTGACTTGGGTCTATTTCTTCATCTGCAAATGTTGATGTAAGTTGTAGTGTTGGATAATCATCTGAATAAGATAGTTGACCAGGTATAACAATACTACCTTCTTTAAACATGTGATTACCATGTCGTTCTACTTGTTTTTGTAAAATAGATTGTAGTTGTGTTAACTCTCTTGCTTGAATAGCATACCCTGGTCTAAAGAGTACCTTATGAAAGTTATCTGCTTCATCAAAATCATCATAATATGGTGAAACATTTAAATCTGTTATTTGTGCCATATTCTAAAACTCTATGATTAATTTAATGTCTTCTGTTTGGTCTGAATCCCTTTGTATAGGTTTTCTATTTTCTAAGTAAACAATGTTACCACTATCTGGTTGCAACTCTGGGTTAGCATAACCTGATGTTGTAGCAAGTGTATTATTATTTGCAAGAGTAATTGTTTCGGAATCAGTTGATGGTGTAAATGTTGCAGATGATGTTGCACCTGTAATTATATTCGTACCCTCAAATACACTATGGTCACCTGTTGTACTATTAGTACCAAAGTCACCAAATCTTTCTTGTTGGAAATATAGTAAACTTAATGTAGAATCATACTCTACTACTTTACCTACAGCACCTGTTGTTGCTTGAGTAATTTTTTCATCTACTTCAAATGTACCACTTACAGATGAAGCCTTAACTACAAAAGTTTGTCTTCGTGTAGATGCAGTAGCAACTGTTGATGTTCCATAATTAGTTGGGTCAACAACAAGACCTACTTGTCTAAAATCGTTTGATGTTGTAATGTCATCATTTTCTGCTTGTGTTAATGTAGTAGCAGACATTACATAGTGTCCACCTAATTCTACGATTGAACTATTACCATGACCATTCTTAGGTGAGATAACTACTTCGATAGCTCCACCTGAACCACCCATGTTAGATGCACTTGATAAACCTGAATCTGAGAATGTATAACCAGAACCTAGATTTACTGTACCAAAAGTATAAGCAGCTCCACCAGTATGAATTGTTGTATCTGTTCCAGCAGTTAATCCGAATGATTGTATTGCATTACCTGATACTGTAATTCTTATAATTCCACCTGATGATGTTCCAGCACTTGTGCCATCACCATAGATAGCAGCATAGTATGTTCCATTAGTATATCCTGTTCCTGCAGTGACTTTTATTGATTCAATCTTACCATCAACAGCAGCTGTACTAACAGCACTATCATCTGATACGGGAATAAAATCACTAGTTAAATATTTTGCAGCTTCAGAAGTTGTAACTTGATACATGTATTTTAATACATATCCACCTAACTCGAATGGGGATGTTGAGGTAGATGTAGGTTCAGCACCACTATATGCAGTACCACCATTATTATCTAAAACTTTATAAACTCTATAATCAGAAGTCATAAAATAAAATGTTGAATCATATAAATTAGACGCACCTGATGTTGTTGTATTTGATGATGATATGTTGTCATCATACATATCGTATGTTGTTCCATTTGCCCAAGCTCTTCTTGGAATTGCATATGTAATATCTGATGATGTTACATTCTTTGCAGCCAGCATGGAATCCCATGCGTAAAATTCTGTGTCTGTTGGACTATCACTAGGTGTTGGTGGTGAAGAATCACTACCCCCTGTGGTCCCTGATGTATAGGCAGTTGCCTTTCCTACAAATAGATAGTATGTAGATTTGGACGCCTCTGAAAAGCTCTCAAAGAATTGAGTAGCATTGTGTTGTCTAAATTTTTCTGTTATGATTGCTGACATTTTGTTTTATTCCCATTCTTTCATTTATTTATACAAGTTATATCTAACATTATCTAAAATGTTATACCAGTTGCTCCCTCTAAATCTATATTATCTCCAGCATGTGCTGCTGTATCTAATACAAGAAATCCATGTGTATTATCTGTTGCATCTTCAAGAGCAATATCACCAGTATCACGAACAGTTATTTCAGCAGGTAACACGATTGGTGTATATCCATATTTAGACTTATACGCTGTGTCATTTTGAGAACTTAGTCTAAAGTTTTCTCTTGGTGTTTGTCCTCTACTTCCTATTATATTATATGTTTCCATAGCAAGAAGTGGTTGGTTTCTAAATTCTGTTTCAAAAGTTACAGCAAATCCAGCATCCTCATCATAAGGTGTAATAGGTGAACCATCTAATCCTGTTGATACAGTATTACCACTACCATCCATAAGAATAACACCATCACCATATTCTAATTTAATTCTATCATTTACATCTTGTGCAAATATATCTTCCATAAGAATACCACCAGCCTCACTTAGGTTATCACTTATAATTCTATCGTTAATTGATGTTGGGTCATTGTCTTCTGATATTAATACACCTGTTTCCTCTAATATAAATGTTGCTCTTTCTGAACTTGATGATATTGTTTTAACATTTTGTTCTAATCCAATAGGTACAACGAATCCTAAATCATCTGTATCAGGTTCTATTACTAATTTAAATCCAGCATCACTACCAGCATTATCTGTTCCATTTAAAACTATGTCACCCTCATCTTCTACAGTAACTATTGTTTCTTTTGTATTCTGTAATATCTTAAATCCAGCATCTGTAGATGAACTATCTGTACCATCTAATAATAACTCACCTTCATTTTCCATAACAATAGAATCTACCATACCTGTTACATCAATGTTATCTGTATCATCTGCCAAGGTAAGTTGACTTGGTCTTAATATATGTTCAAATGTTATTGTACCAAACTCATCAAATGTAAGTGTGGTATCATTGTCATCATCACTAAACAATATTTTTTCATTCTCATTCATAATCATATCTGTAGGTACAGCAATTCTATCTGCCTCTGCAAGTAATCTACCTGTACCTGGTCGACAAGTTTCTAAACATATACTACCTGTGTCATCTTCTAAAGTAAAGAATACAATATCATCAAATGGTTTAATACCATCTAATACTAAATTGTCTGTAAGATTACCTGAACCACTTTCTAATACGATACCACATGAATCTCTAAATGGATGTGTTGCAAGATGTAATAGTACATTGTCTTTTACTCTTGACATTGGATTATTACTAATCTTAATTTCTCTAGAATGTATAATTGCTCTTTGACTATTTCCACCAATACCCTGTGCTGATTCAGATGCCATGATTCCACTACCAGTATCACCTGTAGCAGTTTCGTATTCTATACCATCTCCAGCATTTGTTGAAGAACCATCTGTACCATCCAATACAATATTAGCATCGTGGTCACCTATACCAACAGCTGTTCTGTGTGATATTTTTACATGTTCATCAAATAGTGTTGCGAATGTAGAAGCAAGTTCTGGTGAGAATGTTGTTGTGTCACCATCATAACCAGCAACTCCTGCAGCAGTTGTTGTAACTCTAACAGAAATTTGTGATGCAATATTTACTTTACCAAATGGAGCAAATCCTGTTGGATGTACTGCTCGTTTTAATTCGTTTAAATATGTTGATAATGATTCACCCACTCTAACCTCATAAGAGTAATCTTGATAGTAGTAAGAATCTTGCAATCTGTTTAAGTCCTCACCGACTAAACTTTGAATACCACTGTAAGCACCAACCTCTGTTTTTTGTGTACCAACTGCAAGTGTTCCTGTAGATATATCAGCAGATACAATCGTTGCTGATGCTCCACCTGAATCTGTAATTGTTACATTGTCGTTTGAGAAATCTATAGGTGATTCATTTATGATATCATCTGCAGCATCTGTAGATGAATTATCTGTTGCATCTAAAACTATATTGTCAAATGATATATCTTCTTCAAATAATATTTTATCATTATCTTCTTGTACTAATACATTACCTAAATCTTCTGTACTTAATCTGTTACCTTCATCACCTGTGTTACCTTCTTCCATTACTACAAAATTTGTTTGACCATTTTCACGATATCTGTTTATGGCTAATGCATCACCTTCATTATGTGGAACTCCACCATCTCTGTGTCCATGTTCTATAATAAAACTTCCACCAGATATGTTTGGACCATCTGTTGCACTTCCTAATGCTTGACCACTTTCTTGTATCAGTATATGTGTTCCGTTATTTCTTCCTGTAGCAGTTTCTAATAATATACTATCATCACCTGTTTTACCATCAGCGTTAATTACTATTCTATCATCAACACCATTAATAATATTTGGTCTTGTAAATGTAAGTAATGAATTACCCATACCAGAATGATTAATACAATAATAATATAATTGTGGAGCATCTGCAGCAACTTCTATCTCAATAAATGAACCTGTTGTTCCTATTGGAATTGTTGTTGTACTAGATGCTGTAACACCTGTTGTATATTCACTACCACCTGTTGTTGTTCCAGCAACTAAAACTGATTTAAATTTTAATTGATGATTGGCTGTAGAAACTGCATTGTATAATGAACTATCAGATGTATCAAATCTATAAGTGTTACCTCTTGCCAAACCTAGTCTTGGGTTTGCAACTCCATTAATATAAAATATGTTTGCAGTATCAGTAGAGTTTCTTCCAACAGTTACTTTAAATATTTCTTTTGTATTTGTAGGTGTAGTTATACCTGTTGCATTAATTAAGAAGTTTTCACCATTATCAAAATCTAATTCATCTTCTAAAAGAATACCATGAGGTGTTGATTCAGAATTATCTTCTAATCTTATACCTTCGTTTGTTGTACTTGATGCCTCACCATCTGTTCTAATTACATTTTCAAATGTTGTACTTAAAACTTGTGTATCAGAATCCCAACCAGAAATTGTTCCTGTATGAGATGTTAAAGTATTACCTGAAGCAAATGTTCCTGTAACATCTTTTAATACAAAGTGAGCTTGGAATGTTGCATCTGGTGGATTACTAGAATCTAAATCAAAACTACCATTTTTAATTTCTATACCATTTGCTCTACCAATGTCTGTTGTATTTGATTTAAGACTTGCACTTGTACCAGATGTACTTGTAACAGATACAGTAGGTAATTTAGAATAACCATTACCACCATCAGTTACTTTTACTTTTCTAATTGATGTAGCTTCTGCAAGTGTTCCAAATGTGTCTTCTTCTAAAGCAAATAAATTATTGTTTGTAAATTCATCTGCAGTTTCTTGTAATGTATCTGTTAATAAATTATGACCAGCATTTGCTGTACCATTTGTACTATCTAATAATAATTTATTAACAGAGTTACCTTTTATTACATGAGGTATACCTGTTGTTGGTGCAGTATCGAATGTTAATGTTGTACCACTTATACTCCATACAGTATCTCCAGCAGTATCTGTTGAATTTAATAATACACCATCACGATATATTTTAATATCATCTGTGTTTGCATTTAATGATGTAAGAGTAAATTCTACTGTAGAAGAATCTGGTGTAATATCTTCTTGAATTAAATTACCATCTTCTAAAATAATTTCAAATGGCACTAATGATGTGTTAGTAGATTCTTCTAATGTAATTGTATCTGTTGTAATATTTGAATCATCTAGAGTACCTGCCTCTTGTAAGATACCACCACCAATCATACTAACAACACCAGTTGCAGCATTAATGTCTGTATCATTTGAATCAGAAGTAAATGATACTACATCTCCTACTTCATATAGACTACCACCATCATCTACTATGACCTCACTTATTGACCCTGTTAGAATATCCTCTACAACGACCTCTGATACACCGCTTCCTAGACTTTCAATACTTATAGTATCAGATACACTATTCAATATTCCGTCATTCGTAACGGCCGATGTAGTGATTTGAGATGATACTGTGAATGATACATTTACATCTTTTGTAATTGATGTTCCTGTAATTGTTTCACCATCTGTAAATGTACCTGTTATATTTTGTAATTCAAATTCTGTTACTGCAAAGTTTCCTTGTGTAAAGGTAGATGAAGATACGACAACAGCTGTTGCACCAGATGTTTCTCCTGTAATAATTTGATTGATTACTTCTGAACCATCTATATTGGCTGCAGCAGAAACTCTTAGAGTAACTTTTTGACCCCAATTACCATTTGAGGCTCTCATCATTTTTTCTGTTGGATAAACTATCTCTGGTGTTTCACCTAAGAATGCTTTGAAAAATAATTCGTGACCTTTTGATGTTCCTTTGGCAGCATATAAGTCTTTAATATTCTTTAATAATTTTCTTTTAGATACACCTGTTGCTAATGTTTCAGGTATTGCGTTCATAAACTGGTCACGCATTTTGTCTAAGAAATCGTAGATAGTATTATCTACATTGGCATACTCTAAAAGTTGTTGTATGTTTTGTACGGGATTTGCACGGTACTCTGACATAACACCTGTTGCACCAGATGTTCCACCTGTAAAAGTTTCACCTGTAATAAATTTTTGTTGAGAAGATATGTAAAGATATTTGTTTCGACCATCTTCTACTAATACTGTTGCAGTTGCTTTAGATGTTGCACCTGTAATGGTTTCACCATTTACAAAATAACCTGTGGTACCTGTTCCTGTTTCAGTAACAATTCTTTCACCATCTTCTTGTAAAATAAATTCTAATGTATTAGTTTGTTGTCTTAAATAATCTAACTCACCTGTATAGGTAATTCTACCAGCCTCAAGATATTGGTAATAGTGTTTTAAAAATTTTACAAACTTAGGATGTTCTGATTGTACAAAATCAGGTACTTGCCCCTCAATAAGTGGTGATACTTTAGTTAGTAATTTTGAATTATTTTTTGCCATTCATCTAATACGCCGAACTTGTTGGTGTAGATGAAGGTGTTGTAACAGTTGTGGTTGAAGTTGTACCTGTTGCACTAACAGTATAACCCACACCTGTTGTTGCTTGTGCATCAACAGTTCCACCTGTTGTTGTGTTAACTAAATCTATTTCTAATATTTGATTTCTTACAGGTATCACATCATTTGATTTTGGAATTGCTGTTATACGAATTTTTGTTGATGATGCACCATCTACATTTGATACTGCAGAAATTAATAATGCTGTTGTACTAATTGTACCATTAGCATAATCTACTGTACCTGCTTCTGAGTTTAGATATGTTCTTACTTGACCAGTGGATAAAGAATAAATTCTTAAATTACCAGAGCCATCATCATCAAAAAAGTATTCTGTTTCTGTACTGTTATCTAGATAAAATCCTGTGGATGCAATTACTCCACCACCAGTTGCATTGTGGCCTGAGTGTGGATTAAAGAATGCATTATTAAAATTAATATTATATGATGATGTTTCACTTACTGGTGTAAAAAATTTACCCAGAGTGACTGTAGTTGTATTATTTAATATAGATGTATCTGTATCATCAATTAGTCCTAATAGTTTAGAGTGTCTAAACGAACTATTAAATTCTTGTAATTCATTTGTATTGTAATTAGAAACAGTTGTAGATATTAAACTTGCTAACTCATCTTTAGTAGATGTTGTTGCAGTTGAATCATAATTAAATGAAACATTTAAAATTAGATAAGTTGTTTCTGGGTCTACAACCACTGGTGTAATTGAAGCAACTTTGAATGGAGCAAACGCCGATACTAAGTTACTCTTTTGTACAGTTGTTAAATTTTGACCTGTAGTAGATTTAATTGAGATAAACACTTTACCATATTCTGGGTTAGATGATACTCCCGTACTTGTATCATAACTACCATCTTCTCCACCCCAAACAGAAACTGCTTTAGTGTTTACAAATAATTTTTTAGTATAAGTTTTATAATCATCTATTGTTACACATCTACCTTGAGCTGCATAATCTAATGGAGCATTAAGTTTTATTGATTGTATTGTTTCTGCTTCAGAACCACCAGTTGCATTTGATACACTTGTAACTGTAATTGTTGTAACACCATCAATGCTTGATGGTGATGTAAATGTACTTGCTCCATTTGCTAAAGTTTTATTTGTAACCACATATTGTAGTATAACAATATTACCATCTGATAATGCTTTACTAACTGTACCATCACCAAAGTAAATTTCATACTTACCACTATCAGTTTCTTGTAAATAATACACTGTGCTATCAGATGATAGTTGAGTTATGTCTGTTGCTTTAGTATAGGTTGTAGTTGTAGTATCAGATGAAGATGTTTGTATCTTAACTGTTAAAGTTGAAGTATCACTATTAGGATTGTTTAATAAAAATCTTTGGTCTATATCTGATGAATCAACAGTATATCTTGTTGTAATATAAGTACCCTCATAAATTTTTACACTATCGAATGGAATAGAACTACCTGTGTTACTTGAAGTAACATCAGCAATTGTAACAAATCTATAATTTGTACCATCAATAGTTGTTGTGAATGCTGTGCCTGATGACATTGTTTTTGTATTTGCATCTGTTGTCAAATTCACATTGATTGTTGCATAGGGAGCTCTTACAGATGACACTTCATACCCTAAAGTTTTTGCATGAGATACTACACTTGAACGAAGTGATGCACTATCTAAAAACATTTCATTTGCCAACATGTTAGCATTAAATCCTAAGTAGTGAGTATTGTATGCAAGAGTATCTAATAGAATGTTCATACCAGAACCTTCAAAGTCATAGTCTTTAAATTCTGTTTGTGCTTTTAAATATGTTTTTAAATTATCTTTAATAGAATCAAAGTCTAATTCTGTTACTCTTAATCTTTTATCGTTTGTTGCCATTATCTTATTCTCTCTAACATGACTGATAGGTCTACTAATTCTGTGGGTGCATTAGTTACATAAAACTCTATTGTAACATTGTAAATATTCCTATCAAAATCTGGTATTGCTCTAACTGATACTAATCTACATCTAGGTTCAAAATTTTCTATAACATCTTCTATCTTTTTTGCTAATACAGCAGCTACCATAGGTGTCATGTTTTCAAATAACATTTCACGAACACCACCAGATATCTCTGGGTGGAATGGTTTCTCAAAAGCATTTAAGTTTATTAGATTTCTTAATGACCTCTTAACTGCTTGTATATCAGTTACTTTATTAACATCATTACCTACAGTTTTCTTAGTAAAGAATAAATCTAAATCAGAATACTGTCTAGTATTTCTACTGATATCATTATGAGCTTGTGCATCTTTATAGGCCGACATTGGAAACCTCTAGTTATTTAATTATTATTTATAACAGATGTTATACAAGTTTAAGTTTTTTATATCTTCTGTCATAATAGATTCTTCCATCAGCATCTTTTTTCCAATCCCAATCACCCTCATACTGTGCATCTTTAAAAGCTATCTCCTCATCAAGACCATCTTCAATACCCTTATCATATGTAGCACTTTGGAAAAGTCTTAGTGTCTTACCTTTAGACAAATATGGTCTCTCTGGTGGGTCTTGCCAATACTTACTGCCATCAGCATACAGCTCATATCCATTTGCTCTCTCATGAAGACTTTGAATGTAACTGTCTGAAAATCTTTGTAATGGTAGTGGTACTCCTCTATATGTTTTATCTTCATAGAAGCCTGGTAGGATTGTTCTATTTTTTTTATACTCAGCAAGTTTATCTTCTCTATATCTTTTTTCTCTATCCTCATCAGTTTCAGAACTTCTCCAACTTTTAGTTTCACCACCAGTATCACTCACTCTTAATTTTTCTTTAGTTGTTGTGTCTGTAACAGTTTTAGGATTTGTTGTTGTAGTTTTTGTAACAGTTTTTGTAACCTTTGTATAACCTGGCGATTCTTCTACAGATACTTTTATTTCTTCGGTTACTAATGATACGCCATCTTTAGAAGTTTTACTTATTGTTTCTGTTACAGCTTCTACAGATGGTAAACTAATATTAGCTGGTAACTCAATAGGAAGTGTTTCACCATCTGGTAATTGTAAGTTTGGAAGTAAGTCACCAACATCTCCACCTGTTTGTATTTGTGAAGCAAGAGAATCAATATCCAATCCTTTGTCTGCCATTGCCGTTCCAAACTGTGATGTTATATTTGCCACTTGTGTGGTGTACTGTTCAAGTCCTTGTGGTGTGGATGTATCAAAATTAACAAGTGTAGCAAATTCTCCTTGCATGTTTACATTAGGAACAGTAGGTAACTCTGGTATCATACTTAATAATGATGTTTGTAAATCAGCAACTTTAGATTCTAATGAATTTAATAATGCTGTAGCATCTGCTCCATGTGAAGCAATCAGTTGGTCTTTAAGTGCAAGAGCATCTGTAAGAGTTTTATTTAATAACTCATTTACTCCCTCTAAATCTGCTGTTGTAAAGTCTACCATTATGCTGTTCTTCTCCACATGTATGCTGTGATGTATGGTTGTACAATAGTATGAGCAGAACCACCACCAGTGGCATCAGTTGTCATTGTTCTACTCGGGTCTGTATTATCAGATGCCGATGGTAAACTTTGAGTTTCATTTTCTCCATTACCTCTTAAAGTAGCTGTGTGAGTATGTGATGGTAATTCAGCAATTGTTAATGTGTGAGTTTTTGAACCACCTGTTTCTCGTACTGCATCAAAATCAGTATCGCTTGAATCAACACCTACTATAACTCTACCTGTTCCAAATGCTGACCATGTTCCAAAACCTAATAGTGTACCAGGGTTTGTTGCAACACCAGCATTGGTGTAAATAGAACCAACGGGATAAATTGTTTCTAATACATGTAATCGTAAACCTTTATCACCACCTGTTAGATTTAATACTAAATCATTTGAATCATCTACATCAAGATTTATCTTAGTAGAATCTGTTCCGTCAATTTTTATATCTGCCATTGTTATCTCCTATGTATTAGGTGCTGATGTTATGTTAGCTGCCAGACCTTCTGTATCAGTATGTGTATGAGTTGTAAGTGCAATAGTATTCGCAGTAACTTCTTGTGTAGTTGTAATTGTACTTCCACTACCAGAAAGATTTATAGTGCCTGATGAACCTGTAAAGCTAATCGCACTTGAATCACCAATGAATGTCATTGTACCTACTGCCTCTGATTTAATATCTAGATTTGTTGCAGCCTTAACTGTCATGGTTGTACCAGAAGATATAGATGTACTTGCAACACTAAACATAGAAATATTATTTCGATGCAATAAAACCAATATCTTTTGATGATACTAAAGTATAACTATCAGCTGTAGTAATGTCTAAAGTTCCACCAATCGTTCTTGTTTCTTTACCACCAATAGTAATATCACAATCTTTTGCTGTGCCTTTTTCTGTAGAACCTATTGCACCAGATACAGAATTAGAAATATTAAATCCATGATTACCTTTTATTTCTTCTTCTAGATTACCACCAGATTCTCCAGCACCAATCTTGACTTGTTCTGACCCACCAATCTTTCTAGTGAAGTCACCACCAACCTCTAGTATATAATCTCCCTCTATCAATTCTCTTTTAGTTCCACTACAAGTTAAATTAATATTGCCTCGTACATAGACATTAGAACCACCAGCAATCAATTCATAATTGTCACCTACAACCTTAACTGTCTTTGTGCCATCGGCAATTATTTCTTCATAAGTTCCAGCAGTATGTTGTGTGAATAATCTTTCACCATCTGGTGTATCATCTACTTCATGAATGTGACCTGATTCTGATTCGTATACATGATTAAAAGGATAGATACCTGTTACTTTACCAACCGCTTTTTTTTGTAATTCATCTACACCTAAAATTCTTCCAAAATCACCTACATCTCTTGTGTCGCCTGGTTCATATCCTCGTGGTATCGGTTCATCAAAACTTCCAGCAGTTTCTTTTTTACTTGTTGTTGATACTGTTGATATATGTGGTTTAGTTGCTGTGGGTATATTTTTAAATTGTGTATCTCTACGATTAATAACTGACTTGTGAGTTTCAGCATCATCACCTCTTGCAAGTCTTGATACATCTGATTCATTTAATCCATGACCAGAATGTATAATTGATTCAGACGGATATTCTCCCTCTGGGTCATTAAATCCTTTTGTGATATCTGATTCAGATTGTGGAATGCCTGGCAAAGAACCGATAATGAGTGGTTGTTGTCTTTCGTTTGCATCACGAAAGAATCCAATTACCCATGAACCTTCTGTTAGAAAACTAGGTGTGTTTCCCATGCCTTGCATGGATGGGTCGGTTACAGGGTGCATGACATGAGCCCATGGTAAATCTTCTGATGGGATATCATTTAAATCTTCTGTGTGGTAACCTAGACAACGGACTTGTACTCTACCAAGTTTTGCAGGGTCATTACGATTTTCTACAACACCAGTAAACCATACAAAGCCATCGAGGCCCATGAAATAGTTTTCGTTCATAGAAACTATTTATACTACATGTTCCGATAGTCTAGATAGATATTTCCAGCAAGAACAATTCTTTCCTCTGACATGCCTGTTGCAGTTGGTACTTCATGTAGAACATGACCAGGGAAGAGTATTATCTCATCTGGTTTAGGATGTATTCTCAAATCTGCTTCTGAGAAATAAAGGGGTGGGGCATTGTTAGGTACTTGTATATAATAAACCCACGACCACAATGCAGGGCCATGAGTATGGGGTTTGGTATAATCATCTACAGAATAGATTGCACCCCAACAATCAAAAGTAAAAAATCTATCTAGAGTTCCTTTCTGGTCTTGAACCTGTATACTCTTTACGATTTCGATTGCAGCATTACATACATCATTCACGATTGAATGTTGTTTGTGTAAAAAATAATTAGTCATGTATGCTTGTACATTTGACTTGTTTGCTTCTTCGTATTTGTGAGAGCGAATGATGTCTGCCATGTCTTTATGTAAGTGGTGTAAAGATAGTGGTCTGCGTATCACTCGCTCCGATTTTACGAATGTATGAAACTCATCTTCGGTTTGAAGATTATTCGATAGTTCTTTTAAAGACATTAGATACCTAGAAATTCATCATTTGGTATTTCTGCTTTGATATTGTCTTGTTCTATTTTTTGTTTCATCATTGCTTTACATTCGACTATATCTTTATTGATTTCTCGAACATCCTCTAGCATATTAGACAATACAAAATATAGATAAACTGCACCTAGCCAAAAGACTACTACAGTTACAAATAATATAAAGTTTATCATAATGTTTACCTCTTATAATTTATCTATGAGTTCTCGCAACAATTCATTATGAATTATTGTAATTATCATATCAGTTAATTCTTCAATTAAATTTGTTTTCATTAGTGATATGTTTCCGATACAGGTGTATCCGACAACACCGTTCTACAATACCAGTCATTAAACCAGGGATTGTTTTTCAGTATCAACGCAACATCCTCTCGTTGTATTCGACCCATGTCCATAATGTAGGCAATGATTTGCCATTTGGCTTCTTGTGTTTCTCTGTCTAAATCATTATAATCAAACAGTCCAAACTCATCACCTCGTACCGATTGTGTTTCTTCTCGCATCTCTGCAAGTAGTTTATTCAGTTGTTCTTCACTTTCCGTCATAGATTCTGATTCCTACTAACATAAGAAAGGTTGCCAAAATGATTCTTGTACCAATCTTAATCGTTTCTGTGTATCCTATGACTTCTAAGTTTTCCACATATCCAACGATACCTAGAAACATTCCAAATCCAAATGCGATAAACAGAACCCCAATGTATTCTAGTTTAAACATTCTATCCATTACATTATATATTTTATTCATACGATTACCTCTATTGTTAAATAAATCAATACTGCCATTATAACAGTCCATTCAAGAAATGTCAAGTGCCCATTCATGATAGTGCTCTCCATGTAAGATATAGTGCTAGTCCATAAGTTACACAAAGAAATATGAATCCATACCATAGTATTTGTAGTATAAAATTCATAATACTCTTTCCTCTGCGACGGCCTCTGCCTCATCTTCTCTATCATAGTAACCTAGATGATTACCCGTGCTATCCGTTACAGAATACAGTACATTTCCATTGACTTCAATTCTTACTACCTCAGTAGAGAATCCGCCACCTTCAGATATATACCTACTTAATGATTCATGTTTATATTTCATAGTACGATTGCCTCCATTGGAAATAGAAACGCTAATTTTCCGATTATTTTTAAATACATCATAACTTTTTAAACTTTCTCCGCGACTTACTAAACGACAAGGGCTTAGTAAACTCAATTTTTTTCTTCGAACCCTCGGGGATATACGCGACCAGCGAGGTTTTGTTCCTTACATAGTATGTATGATTACTGATACGCTCTTCGCCCCAATCGGTAATTTCCTGTAGTATCTCAATCATCTTTCTAACACCACAAAACTTCCAAAGTGTTTGTCAAATACTTTTATCAGATTGTCATAGTCACCTGATTTCATATTCTGAATGATACTGTCACTATCTATACCAAGTTGTTTGGATAGTACGATTGCACGACCCATGAGATAATGTGCATTACCTTGCGGCCCTGTCAAGTCTATAATCTCATATTCTGATTGTTGTTTTCTTCTTATCATCTTAAATACACCGCAAAGGTTTTCGCATCTTTCATAGTACAATTATTCTGTATATGATAATGACCGCCTCTTGGTCTGTAACGAAACAGTCCTTTAAAATGTTTCTTAAATAAAGGAAGATTCAATATATGAATTCCTTTGTATAGACTTTCTTCATCTAAAGGTGATAAGTTTCTCATAAATCTTGATAATATTTTTTGTTGTTCATTTGTCATATAAAACATATCATGATATTTTTTCATACACTAATGGTCTTAGTTCTTCTTTACTTCTCATTTGTAATCATGTCCTCTCATATAAATTTCACTTGTTGGTTGTTGATATTCGATACTTGACATGTAATCTGAATAGTATGCACGATACAGTTTCAATGGTCATGTTCTCAAATACTTTAAATGAAATAGCTTGTTGTTCTACTATTCTCTCATCTATATCCCATATACTACTCATAATTTTACTCCGAAAAATTTTTGTGCTCGTTTTGTTTTGTTTGCCCCATAGAAACAAGGGGGTGGTGCTCTCTGTATATCTCTCTTGATACTTATTACATTTATAGATTGGGTCACTCAGCGCTACATAGCAGGGGGTGGCCGTTGTCCTCTGAGCGATGGCTCTGAATCATGTATCCATGTAGAGCCATCCTAGAGAGAAAATCGTTAAGCAGCACTCCTCATGTTGTATTTGTCTAGAGAAGCCATACAAGCTATCACTAGTGTAGCTGATATGTTATGCCTTTTCATAATCGTTTGTATCTTAAATCCTCTTTTAATATCTGATAATATGTACTTCATTATAGGTATGCCTCACCAAGTAGTTTAATCATTAGCGCAATTGTAAATAGTGTTAAAAATATTGTTCCTGTCATCATAACCTCTCTGTTGTCTATTGTTATTGTCTTTGTCATTACTTACTCTCTTTTCTTATTCTTTCTTCTCTCGTTTTCTTTAAGTATTCATGATATGTCCTAGCATACATCTGGTCTAGTTCTGAACCTTTACTCACAATCCTACAAGCATTCTCTCCTCTAGTTCCTGTTTCGTAGTTCATGTTTACTTTCAGTTCGTTAAAACCTATGTTGTTAATATCTTCAATATACTTTGTCATTTTCTCTCTCTTTTTCATTGTTTACATAGCTAGTATAGGGGGCTGAACATGAATTGTCAAGGAAATTCGCCGATATTCTGCAGCAAAAAAGCAAATAAAACCCTTGACAAATGACCTAAAATGTGATATAAGCGCTAGATGAGAATGATTCTCATATAAGAATACTCTAATATACTCTCTCGATACTACTCCTACTCCAACTTCACCCGCTCCGAACCGACCGAAGGAGCAAGAAACTCCAGACGAAATCAAATGCGAACCCCTATCACGCTAGGAAGCGTAGGTACGCATGTATAATGGAAGTAAGCCGTGATGGAGCTGACTACTGTGAATTTTTTCTGAGAGTTTTCTCAGATTTCGCACCGATACCGAGAAAA